AGTATCCGCCCGAAACAGCGAGGCGAAAGAAAAACTTTTCCGTTGGCTCCGGCTGAACCAATGGGTTTCCTTGAAGCGCACCGGATGGCAGCCTCTTTCACTTTGGGACAAGACTAACGGCAAATGGGACTTATCGGATCTTGTAGGAAAGAAATGTTATCCTGGCATGGACTTATCTAGCACAACGGATATAACTGGCATTTGCTATATGTTCCCGCCGCAGGATGGTTTTGATGGGTGGCGGTGTATTTTTGATGCGTGGATCCCGGAGGATAACATGAAAGCACGTGTTAAAAAGGATCATGTTCCTTATGAAACCTTTGTTAACCAGAAGCATTTACACACCACTCCAGGTGATGTGGTGGACTATGAGTTTGTAGAGGCGCGGCTTTTGGCAGCCAATCGCCAATACGAGATTGAAAAGATCGGCACTGACCGTTGGAATAGTCGGATGTTATCCCAAAGGTTAATTAAAGGTGGCATTGAGGTTATAGAAATTCCCCAAGATATGGCGAATATGAGCCCAGCTATGAAGGCCATTGAACGGCTCATGAAAAGGGGGGACATGACCCATGAGGTTAACCCACTTGCACGTTGGTGCTGGGGCAACGTCGCCGTAGCTATAGATGGCAATGAAAATATGAAACCGATGAAAAATAAATCGGTGGAACGGATCGATATTACCGTGGCCATGATTAATGCGATGGCTACGGCGATATTGTGCGGCGAGGATGTAGAGGATATTTACGAAGATCGAGGTATCCGCACCGTTTAAGGGGGTGAACACACTGAAGATTCCTTTTATATCACGTTTTTTCCAGAAAAGAAGCCTGCCTGAGAAGTGGGAAGAAGTTTTAATGCGGTCCATGGGCATTTTTACAGGGAAAGGCGCACCCATTTCGCAGACAAAAGCCATGGAAGCAACGGCAGTTTTTGCATGTGTGCGGATCATTTCTGGCACCATTGCCAGTTTGCCATCTCCTGTTTACCGCAGGCTTAAGCCAAGGGGCAAGGAACGCGACCCGAACCATCCCGTGCATAAGTTGCTTTCAGCAAATCCCAATCCTAAAATGACGGCTTTCACATTTAAGGAAATGATGATGGTCCATTTGCTGCTATGGGGGAATTGCTTTGCTGAAATCGAGACGGATCAATGGGGTGATCCTGTAGCCCTTTGGCCCATTCCGCCTTGGCGGGTAACGGTCATGGAAACACAATTAGGTGATGTGTATTATCGGGTTTCCTTGAAAGACGGGAAACAGCATGATGTACCCGATTACCGCATGCTCCATATACCAGGGCTAGGCTTTGACGGGAAGCAAGGCATATCCGTGATTGCTTGGAACCGTCAAGCTGTCGAACTTTCGCTTGCAACGGAGCAATTCGGCAAAGAATTTTTTCGGAATGGCACTAATGTAGGGGCGGTTGTATCGACCGACAAAAAATTAAGCGACAAAACATATGAGCGATTGAAGCTGGATCTGCAGGAGAAATATGAAGGATTAGGCAGAGCCCACAAAATGATGCTTCTTGAAGAAGGACTGACGTTTTCCAAAAACACGATCCCGCCGAATGACGCGCAGTTCTTGGAGACAAGGAAATTCCAGACTACGGAGATCGCCCGCATGTTCGGGGTGCCGCCACATATGTTGGCTGATTTGGAGCGGGCAACATTCTCCAATATTGAACACCAAAGCATTGAGTTTGTCCGGGATACGATCCGCCCATGGCTTGTGCGTGTCGAGCAAGGGGTAAACTGGAAACTATTCACAGAGGCAGAGAAGAAGCGGCTATTCGTTGAATTCCTTGTTGATGGGCTTATGCGGGGCGACATCAAGAGCCGTTACGAAGCTTATAAAATTGGGCTTAACAATGGCTGGCTTTGTGCAAATGATATCCGGGAATTCGAAAACATGAACCCGATTGATGGCGGCGATATTTATTTGACGCCTTTAAATATGATTCCGACCAATATGCTACTGGTTTATTGGGAAAGTAAGCTTAAAGCAGAAACCGACCCGTTGAAAGGGGGTGAAGAAGGAAATGGACAAGGCGAAGGCAACCAAGGAGCAGAGGGAGATCCTCCTCCAACAGAGCCCCCTAGAAATACGTAAGGTGGATGGCGAGCCTACCAAGATTGTGGGGTATGCCGTACGTTGGGATCAGTTATCATTGCCGATCTGGGGGATGTTCCAGGAACGATTCAAGCGCGGAGCTTTTGCTGCGACACTTGTACAGCCTGACATTTACGCTTCTTGGCAGCATGACAGCCGTGAAGTGCTCGGGAGGACGCCGAATACACTGGCAGTATATGAGGATGATATCGGATTGCGGTATGAAATCACGCCGCCGAGCTGGGCAGAGAAATACATTGAGACGATTGAGCGCGGTGACGTGCGGGGATCGTCTTTTATTTTTCGCGCTGTTAAAGAAGATTGGGATGAAACGAACCCTGATATGGCGATCCGTACCATTAACGAAGCCCAATTATTTGAAGTAAGCCCGGTCACTACACCGGCATATCCCCAATCCAGTGTTGGTGTCCGGTCTGCCGAGGATGTTTTCAACAGCCGGGCAGAAGCCGTTGGAGCCATTGAGAAACGGCAACAAGAGATTAGGCGCGAGTCTGATTATAGATTGATAAACCTAAAATTAATTGAAAGCGAGTGGTGCTGACCATGAAGAACCTGACTGAACTGAGAAAAGCCATGAAAGCCAAGATTGACGAAGCGAGGGGCATTGCAACAACTGCCCAAAATGAAAGCCGCAGCATGACTGATGAAGAGGGCTCGCGTTATGATAGCCTTATGACGGAGATCGAAGCCCGGAGAAAGGAGATTGAACGCGAGGAACGGCTGCAACAGCTTGAAATGAACCAAGGCACCAAACAGGAGCAGGATGAAGCGGATGACCGTGCATCTGAATTCCGCAGCTTTGGCGATTTTCTGAGTGTCGTGCGTTTTCGTCCCGGCGATGAACGGCTAATTACGCCGGAAGCCCGGCAGATGCAAATGTCAGATGGTGCAAACGGCGGATTCTTAGTCCCTACACAATTCCGTACAGATATGCTACAACTCGACGACCCGCAAGCTGCCATCGTACGCCCACGCGCCCAAGTTATCCCTGCGGGAGATTCGCCAGATGCCGCCGTAACCATTCCAGTGCTAGACCAGACGGATTCCGTGTACGCAGGTGTTGCCGTGGAATGGATTGAAGAAGGCGAGGAGAAGCCGGAGTCCACAACCCCTCAAATCGGAACTGTGACGCTCCAGCCTTATGAAGTAGCTGGGACAATCACCGTTACAGACAAATTGCTGAGGAATGCGACTGCTGCCGGCCCACTCCTTAATAAACTGCTTAGGGGTGCTATTCTAGGTTCTGAAGATGTCGCATTCCTTCGCGGCAACGGCGTCAAAAAGCCGCTTGGAATCCTGAATAGCCCGGCAGTGCTTAAGTTGAACCGTGTGGTCGCCCTCAAGATTAGCTATGACGACATTCTCCAAATGTATGCCAAGGTCAAATTAGGTGGCAAATTGGTTTGGATTACTAGTCAATCCGCGCTGCCGCAATTGATGAAGCTTAAAGACGAAGCTGGACATTTGATATGGCAGCCAAGTGCTGTCGAAGGTCATCCGGGCAGCCTGTTAGGGATCCCGATCCAAATGAATGAGCGGAGCCCACTGCTCGGCGCATATGGCGACCTCATGCTGGTCAATCTGGATTACTATCTGATCAAGGATGGTTTTGGGATTAGCATTTCTGCTTCTGAACATGTGCTGTTCAAGCAAAATAAAACCGTTATCAAGGCTTTTTGGAACGTTGACGGTCAGCCATGGCTTAAAGCGCCGATCAAGCAGGAAAATGCTTACTTGGTATCGCCGTTCGTCGTTCTTGACCTTGTATCTTAATGGAGGGGCTTCGTGCCTCTCTTTTGTTTTACCAATCTAACCAAGAGGTGATTTGAATGCACGCAAAAATTTCCGAGAAAATCCGTATTGACCAAGCTTTTGCACCTGTAGATATTGATGCCGACCAAACTGGGGCATGGTTTTCTATGGTTCACTATCGCCGCGTACTTGGTGTTGTCACGGCGAACACCGTAGCGCAGACCAAAAATGTGACTATCCAACTCATGCAGGCGCAGGACGCTTCCGGTACCGGAGCCAAGGCGCTTTCTGGAATTGTGACCAAGGTAGCTGGGACGGGCGGACAGAAGTTGACGCTAGAGGTTGAAGCAATGTCCGACGCCATGGACGAAGGTTTTACACATGTGACGGTTAAGGTAACTAGCGATACAGCAACGGCATTGCTGGCAGCGGCTCTTATAGTGCGAGGCGAAGGTCGTTATGGCGTTTCAATGGCTTAAAAGGAGGGGCTTAGGATGAAATACGAGGTAAAGAATGCGTTTTACTTGTGCGGTGAGTTGGTTACTCCTGGTAGTGTGGTGGAACTGGATGAAAAAGAGGTTGCTTATTTCCAGCCCAAAGAAGTGCTAGGCGATCCAGTGAAGCCGGCCAAACCAAAGGGCAAGGAAGGCGATCCGCCACCTGGCGGTGATGTTTAGTGTTAACCACACTTAAAAATGCAAAAACCTTGTTAAAAATCCCGCTGGAGGATGATACGGAGGATGGTTTCCTGCTTGCTTTGCTGTCTGCTTCATCGGCGGCTATCGAGGATTACTGCAATCGTTCTTTCAAGCTGCAGGAGTATAGCGGGATAAAATGCGATGGGGTACATGGGAAGTATCTGCTTCTTCCCAACTACCCGATCCAGTCCGTTGCATTGCTCCAGTTCGGCAGCTCGCCGGAATTTCCGGATAATTATGAAATTGATCCAGACCGTGGGATGCTTTACCGGTCCTGCGGCTGGCCATGTGGCGAACGTTCTATAACCGTGACATATACGGCAGGGTATGTGCTCCCTTCTGATGCTCCAGGCGATCCAGCAAGTACGTTGCCAGAGCCATTGGAAATGGCTTGTATCCTTTTTGCCCAAACCTTGCAACGAATGCCAGGTGTTACCGCGGAACGGGTGGGGGATATATCTGTTTCCTATGCATCGAATGAAGGTGAAGGACTTCCCTTTGCGGTTAAGGCTCTTATCAACCCATATAGGCGGTGGGCGTAATGGCAAGAGCAACCAATATACGTATTACCCGCCAAGACCGGACGCCTCAATTTCTCGAACAGCTCCAGCGTTTAGCGAGGCAAGAAGTGTTTATAGGCATGCAGGGCGACGCAGAACTTGCCATGATTGCAGGAGTCCATGAATACGGCAGCGTTAAGGAAAAGATACCGGCACGGTCATTTATCGGCGTCGGCAAGAAACGCGCACGGTCTGCTATCACCAAGCGGATTAAGGCAGGCTTGAAAGCCATAGCCGATGGTACCGAAACGACGCAGCGGCTTCAGCATGATATTGGCGAGATCGGCAAGCAAAAGATTCTGGAACGTATCGCCAAAATGAAGAAGCCGAAGCTTACGGCAAGATACGCTAAGGAAAAGGGTAACAAGAAACTGCTTATAGATGAGGACCGTTTAAAGGAATCGATTATGTATAAAGTCGGAGTGAGAGGGAGTCACGGGCAATGACATCTTATTTCAGGTTCGGCGGCATCCTTCGCAAATACACGACTTCATTCTCTCGCGTCCGCACTCCTGAGGTGACATGGGTAGATGGCAAGCCGGTACCCACCGAATCACCACCTGAACTATTGCGCGGCAGTATCCAACCCATAGGAGCGAAATTGCTGCAGCTTGAGGGCGGTCGTTACACCATGGATGACCGGGTTATCTATATCTTAAGCCAGTTGCAGGATGGTGACGTGATCGAGCACCAAAGCAAGTCATACACTATCGAAGGTGCGGACGACCGAAGCGAGTATTCGGACGTGTACAAGTATATGGCGAAGTATGTAAGCCCGATTGATCCAGGCGAGGGGGCAGATGGATGATTGATTTGGTTGCTGTTGATAAAGCTATTGTACGAGGATTGGAAGCTGCCTTAAGCGGCTTAACCGTTGCCGAAGCTAATTCTCCGGCGAAAATGCCGCCATATCCATTTGTGAGCTACAACATTATTGATGTGGGCGACAATGATTTTACACTCTCTTTTAACGCACATGGTGAAACAAGGGTTGCATGCATAACGCTTGTTCAAGAGGTAAGGGATTGGTTCATTGGACCCGGGCATCAAGCACTTAAGGACGCGGTTAATGTCGTGGTTGTCACGGTTGAGGCAGCAGATAACCGGGACGTGCAGATAGGCAATATGTGGGAAAGAAAATACGGGTTTGACGTAGATTTCCGGACAGTCGGCGTGTGGCCAAATAAAGAAACGGATTGGACTACAGAAGTCATTGAGAAAGCGGATATAGAAAGGACTGATTAGGTTGGCAAATAAAAACGATGTAACGGTTACGATTAATATCCAGCAGCCTACCCCAAAGATTGGTTTTGGAAAACCACTCATTATAGGAGAAAGCGCAGCGGGATCTGCTTACAAGAACTATGCCGACTTGGCTGCGGTAGCTGTTGATTTTATCTCGACTACTGAGGTATACAAAGCAGCTCAGGCGATTTTTGCTCAAGGTGACAATGCTCCGGCAGAGATTGCGATTATTACCCGTAAGACTTCGGAGACTGCCGAAACTCTTTCCGAAGCTGTTGCGCGGGCGCTCCTGCAAGACTGGCAATTCCTGATTACAACCACGGCGGCGGTTGCTGACGTGGTGACGGTGGCGGGATTGATCGAGGCTGACGGCACAAGGCAGTACGCGGCTCGTTCCAACAGTCTTACGGACTTGGCAACCATCCAGGCAGGCGATTACGAGCGCACGTTTGTTGTGTACCATACGACGATTACCAATTACCCAGAGGCGGCTTGGGTGGGCGCGGCTGGATCGGCGGCACCTGGTTCTTTGACTTGGAAATTCAAAGCTCTGGTCGGCATCGTACCAATGTCGATCACTCTCACAGAAATGAATGCCATTCACGCTTTGGGTGCAAACACATATGTAACCAAGGCAGGCGATAACGTCACGTCAGAGGGCAAAATGGTGAACGGTGAGTACATTGATATTGTCCACTCGGAGGATTACTTAATTGGCTCCATCCAATTTGGTGTCCAAAAGCTGCTGAACCGCATGCCTAAAGTCCCTTACACCGATAACGGGATTGCTAGCATTGAAAGTGCGGTTCGTGACGTACTACAGCGAGCTTTTAATAATGGAATGATAGCGTCTGATTCGGATAACACTCCACTCTATGGCACCACGTTTAAATCGCGCCAAGAGGTTGATCCTGCGGATCGTGCAGAGCGTGAGTATAATGATGGCAAATTCAGTTTTCAACTCGCTGGAGCGATCCACAAAGCGGCAATCGTTGGCGAGATTATTCTATAAGGAGGTAGGCGTTAACCATGGCCAATAAAACATATGACGCGAAATCAGTATCTGTAATCGTTGACGGCGTGTACTTGACAGACCTTGGCGAGTCGATGGTTGAGATCGAAAAGGATGAAGATAACTTCTCTGTCGTAGTCGGAGCCCAAGGCGACACGGTACGTTCTAAAGTGAACAATAACCTTGGCACGATCACGGTCACCTTACAGCAAACCAGCCCGCAAATCGCTTACCTGGATAAGTTGGCGAACAGCGGGGCGCTCGTTCCTATATCCGTTATCTCTGCGGGAGATCCGAAGGAAACCACATCATCCACAGAAGCCTTTATCAAGAAGCCAGCTTCCAGGACGTATGGAGCAGAAGCAGAAGATCGGGAATTTGAATTCCAATGTTTAGATTTGCAAATGGCTTAAAAAATCAGCACGACAAAGGAGAATGTTAAATGAGTAACTTCAAGCATAAAAGGTACACGTCCAAGTCCGGCAAAGAATATACTTTCCAGTTTCCAGGTGTCAGAGCTGCAGCGCAGATCAGCGACCGTGTGAAGAACAGGTTTGGCGTTCCACAGGAAGAGAAGCTTGCTGAGGAAATGATGAAGAATGTAATCATTGAACCTAAAGTCTCTTGGGACACATTTGGTAGCGATAAAAAAGAGTTCAACGATGTGATTGCATCAGCTTTCCGCTTTATGGAAGGCGAGGACGAAGATGGGGATAACCAAGAGGGAAGCTAAGGAACGGGCGCAACGCAATTGGGCTATGTGGCGATTGCTGCTTAGTGATATGAACATCACCTATAGCGAGTTGAACCAGATGGACCAGGATGATCTTGCTGAAGCTAATGCAGCGCTCGACCTGCACCTTGAGGTGATCAAAAAAGCGCAAGGCAAAAAATAGGAGAGGAGCGCCCTTCGGGGCGTCTTCTGTTTAGGTATGGGTCAACAACGAATGGAGGGTATATTCATGGGAATGAAGAAGTTTTATGAGGGAGCCAGTAATTTTGGCATTCCGCAAAATATTCATGATTTTGTGCATGCATCATTTACGAAGGTGGAAACAGATTACACGGCTGACAATAAAATTGTGATAAGCGTTCCAGAAGATGAAGATAGACAAATTTCTGATTTTAACGAAGGAGTCAAAAAACTCTTACACGAATTGAAGGCACATAATGGCGTACTAGCCGATAAACTAGCACGCCTACATAAATTCAACCTATGAATTGTGTACCGATTTTACGGCTGAAGAAAAATAAACGACATTATTTTCTGTATCGAGCCCGACTGAAAAACAGTCAACCGAACAAAGAAAACCCAAAATACCGACTTGTGGGTTTACGGTTGACAGTGGAGATCCTTCTTTGCTGAATTTGCCATTTACTGAATCCGTAAACACATTAGTCATATAAAAGCCTTCGCTAGAGGACTTTGTATAGCCGTTTAATACTGTGTCTTCGTCAATAGTTAACAAAGAACCGTCAAGAAAAGTTATTGTAACCAAACGCAAAACCTCCTTCCTTATAGTTGGTAGATAACTTCTAATCATTCGACAAAAAGGGAGGAATTACCTTTTAAACATTAAGTCTTTTGTAGGGTTATTTTATTTATCGGGGGTGATGATTTGGGTGTAATAAGCAACCTCATGTACGCAGTTGGATTCAAGATTAATCCGGGGCCTATCCAGGACGCAGAAAAGAAAGTTGGCGGATTGACTAAAGGCATCGTAAGCCTCGGTGCAGTTGCGGCTTCTGTCGGTATTGCTGCTGTTGCGGCTATAGGTGGCATAGGTATTGCGGCTGTCCGCAGTACGAACGACTACGAGCGGGCAATGTCTAGGATACAGCAATCCACTGGTGCATCCACAGAAATGATGGAGCAGACCCGAGGGATGGCGAAAGATTTGTACAATCAAAACTTAGGCGAGGATTGGAACGACCTAGGGAAGGCGCTAACAGTAACTAGCAAGCTGACAAAGTTGCAGGGGGAAGAATTGAAGGGAGCTACGAAAAACGCCCTTCTCATGAGGGAAGTGTTCGGCTTCGACATACCGGAAACCGTCAAAACCAGCTCGTCGCTCGTTAAAAACTTTGGGATAAACTCGCAAGAAAGTTTTAACTTGCTTGCGCAAGGCGCCCAAAGAATATCCGACAATCCCGAATTCTTGGACACCGTAAACGAATACAGCGTCCACTTCAGGGCGCTTGGCTTTACTGCAAATGAAGTGATGGACACCGTTGCAGCTGGCTTTGATGCAGGGGCATTGAATATAGACAAAGTGGGGGATGCAGTCAAGGAATTCACCATCAGGTCTAAAGACATGTCCAAGACTTCTGGTGATGCTTATAAAATGCTAGGGCTTGATTCAGACAAAATGTTCAGCACATTTGCAAAAGGCGGGCCCGAAGCAAAGAAAGCTTTTACAACCGTCTTGCAGATGATTTCCGACGTTGAGGATCCAGTTGCAAGGAATACTATTGGAGTGGCATTGCTTGGTAGCCAATTTGAAGACCTTGAAGCACCTGTAATAGCAGCCATGGGCAAGGTTCAGAGCCAATTCGATATGACGAAAGACACCATGGGCGAAATCAACAAAATCAAATTTAAATCCATCGGTGATGCCATGAAGATGTTTGGCCGGCAGGTCGAGACTGGGTTTTTGATACCCTTGGGGCAGAAGATCCTTCCTTACTTGGATCGTTTCGGGCAGTGGCTGACTGACAACCAACCGCAGATCGAAAAGTATGGCACTCTGATTGCTGATAAGTTTGGCGCAGGGCTAGCTATTGCAGCCAATGAGGTTAAATATTTCTTGAATAATATCGATAAATTTTTGCCATATATAACGGCTGCTCTTGGACCAGGGAGCATGATCATTACCGCATTTACTTACTTGTTTAAAAACAATGTGAACGGGATGGCAACCGGAGCAAGCGAATCATGGGTAAAGATAAAAGCGTTCTTCGACTCGTTTATGGAGAAGGTTAATATCGTCATGCCCTACATCTTGACGGCAATCGGCATTGTTTGGCCGGTTATTAAATCGATATTCCTTACAAACCTAACTGTTATTTGGACAGCGGTAAAGTTTGCATTTGATATGGTGTTAAGCATAATGACAGTTACTATGGATCTGGCTTGGAGCGTATTCAGCCTAGCTTGGGATAATATAACGGGCGTTATAAGCATTTTCAAACAGCTTATTGAAGGTGATTTTGCAGGAGCGTGGCAAACCCTCAAAGACACTATAGCCAATATGATTACCGGTATAGGTGACATTTTCGCGAAATTTGTCAGCGGCTGGGCGACTATTGGCGGCGATTTTATACAAGGCATTATTAATGGCATCAAAACTGCTGGGCCTGCCTTGTGGGAATCAGTAAAAGCGATCGGGCAGGGCATGAAGGATACAATAACCGACTTTTTCATCATCAAATCCCCATCGCGAGTCATGATGGATATTGGTGGGTTTGTTGGGGAAGGCATGGCTCTGGGAATCGACGGTACAGGAGGCATGGTAAACGAAGCATCAGCAGGACTAGCTGAGCAAGTCATTTCTCCATACCAAGATGCAGGGAGCGCACCTGTACTTGCTCCTGCGACTGCTGCAGCAGTGACCAACAACACAAGTACGACACAAGCGGGCACTGTAAACGCTCCTATAACTATAACCGTACATGTTAGCGGAGATGCTTCTGATAAGAAAGTGGGTACCGATCTAGCTGCACAAATTGCCGCGCAGGTACAGCAAGCCTTGAAGAATGTCATCGAAAGCGCAGGCCGCAGGCAAGGATTGGAGGCGAACCCGGGCTAATGGCAACATTAAACGGCATGTATATCACCGTTGAAACCGAAGACCCAGGCTATAACATTGACGTAACTGACGAACCGGTAGAGGATAATATCGACCTGACGGATCATGTCCAAGTAAAGCCGCGGACGATATCCCTCAAAGGCCGGATAGTTGGGGAGGATGCCGACGAAAAGCGCCAAGCCATCCTATATGCCATGGAGAATGCCGGTATCGTAACATATGAGGGCAGGAACCACTTCGTTGGACTTATCGCTGGATTTTCGACAAGCCACGATCACACCGTTGCTGACGGCTTTACGTTTAGCTTGTCGCTCAAGGAAATCCGGATTGCTGAAGCTTCATATATTGAGACGTTGCCAGAGGTCATTCGTACCCAAGCGGCTCCCGTGATCAGCAGTGGACGCAAGGAAACAAAGGGTGGGAAGAAGAAGGAAAAAGAAGAAGTCCAGAAAGTGAAATTCAAAGCTGATAGCCCATATGCAGAATGAGGGTGAAACGTGGAATATATCAATATCGACAAAAATTTAATACCTTACCGCTTTAATATCCAATTGGCATCCGAGATTTTTACCTTCGAAATCCAGTACAATGCCGACTATGATTTTTTTACCGTCGATCTTGAGAAGAACGGCGAAGTCCTGGTGCTAGGGGAAAAGATCGTTTACGGCAACTACCTTTTCCAAAGCGTGGCGGATCGACGTTATCCGAAGGTCGGTATTATGCCCTATGACGAATCGAACCAGGGCACAGCAGTAACATGGGAAACACTCGGGAAGAGTGTTTTTTTGTTTGTGGAGGTGGCTTGATGGCTAACTTTGGGCGCGTGATCGAGGTAACAGTCGATACCTTATTCTTCTCCAGCCTAGACTATGCAATTGAAGGAACTGTGCCATTTGATAATGACCCCGTGGCCAACGAATCGGAGATCAATATATGGAACCTCTCTTATGAGACAATCGGCTATTTTAACAGGGGGGCAATTGTCTCTGTGAATGCTGGCTACGTTGGGGATGTGGGGCTGCTAATGAAGGGCTTCATTAGCAAAGCATCGACGCAATTTGATGGTGTTGACCGAATCACAACGATTTATGTAATGGATGGCGACGATTTCACGAAACGGGAAGTCAAGGATATCGCCTACCAGGAGGGTGTACTTGCTTCCTACATTCTGCGGCAAATGGCGGGGCAACTCGGGCTTCCCATCGCACAATTTGAGCTCAACCAAGATTTTAGGTATGAGGAAGGTTATACAGCTAGTGGCGAAGTGACCAAAATCATTGCTGATGTGGCTGCGGACTGCGGCACCAGCGCCTATGTGAATAAGGGGCAATTGTATATCCGTAACCTGCGGGTGGGAGCCGATGATGTATTCCTGTTGAGCTCGGATACGGGGATGATTGGTTCACCTGAGCCATTCACGGAGGATAGGTTCTCTGGGTATCGGCTTTCCTCCCAACTCCAGTACCGGATTACTACAGCTTCGGTGATCGATGTTAAAAGCAAATCGTTTGAAGGCAGGGTGCATGCAAGGTCCGGTACCCACACCTTCAGCCGGTCTGGTGATTTTAAAACGGATGTGGAGGCGATCTTACCATGAGCAGTGACGCTGCAGGCTCGTTAGTAAATTTCGCAAACGGCTCCATTGACGCGGCACTTGCCGCTTTGTTTGTTGCCTTTCCTTGTCGCGTGTTGTCTTTTAATACGGGTACCTGCATGGCATCTGTGCAACCTTTGCTGAGGGTCGGCGGCAATGCACCAGCTCCTATTCTTAACGTGCCAGCGCTTGGGCAAAAATTGAGTGTTGATGGCATCGAGCAAATCTATAAACCTGTGTTGGCTGCTGGCGATGTTGTCTTTGTGGTCTGTGCGGATCTAGAAATCAAAAATGCACTGGCTGGACAGATTGCCACGCCGGACAGTAAGCGGCGGCATAATAAAAATGATGCTGTGATTGTGGGGGTGTTTCCATGCAGTCTCTTGGGCTAATAAATGGGGATTTGTATTTTGAAAACGGTGAACTCGTTATGATTGACGAAGGGAATGAGCTTGCCCAATGTGCCGAGATTGTCTTAGGCACCAATAAGGGCGAATGGTTTTTGAATCCAGGCATGGGCATTGATTTTAATGCCTTTGTTGGTAAGCATCCCAGCGATGTAGCCAGGCGTGAAGAGATCCGTCAAGGCTTGCGGCAGGAGCCTCGAATCAAGACGGTGGAGAGGATAGAAATTGTGGATGATTATTCGCAGCGCACCTCCAAGGTCACTTTTACGGCAAAAGGGGCGTTAGGCGAAACAGCCGAAGGTGGGGTGAATGGCATTGGCATTGGATAGCAATGGATTTAAGCGGAAGCGGTATGCTGAGGTCTTCGCTGAAATGGAAGCGAAGGCAAAAGAAGTGTTTGGGGAACAGGTCAACACCTCAGAACGTTCGCCGCTTGGCATCATCCTTCGCATTGTCGCTTTCTTTTTCGGTCGGAGCTGGCAGACCGCGGAGGATGTTTACAACAGCGCTTATAAAGATACAGCAAGCGGCAACAACCTTGACCGATTGGGTCCGTATGTCGGGATTACTCGCATTCAGGAAACATTTGCAACTGGCTCAGTAGATATTACCGGTACCGCAGGCTATACCGTTCCGGCTGGATTCCGTGTATCTACAATAACCAATATTGTATTTGAAACCGTTGCATCCGTCTTGCTTGATGGCGGCGGCGAAGGCTCAGCGGCGATTAGAGCTGTTGAGTATGGACAAAGCGGCAATGTAGCCGTTGGGCTCGTAACTGTCATTGTTAACCCGAATCCGCATGTTGCCACAGTCTCCAATGCGGCAGTGACGGCAGGCGGCAGGGAGAAAGAAACGGATGAAGAATTCAGGGATCGATATGAACTTTCGGTTGCTGGAGGCGGGGCTGCTACACTGGACTCCATCCGTGGCGCTCTCCTTCGTGTTTCAGGCGTTCGCGCAGCTACGGTGATAGAGAATACTACGAACACAACGGACGGCGACGGGCGACCCGCCAAATCGTTTGAAGCTTATGTGCTAGGCGGTGCATCTGCTGATATTGGACAAGTCCTGTTGGACACGAAGGCTGCTGGTATTGCCACATATGGTTCAGAGTCCGTTAGTGTCGTGGATATATCGGGTAATTTGCATACTTTGAAATTCAGTTTTGCTGATGAAATCAATATATACGTTCGTTACACTATTTCGACAACCACGAGCTACCCGGCAAACGGCGACTCATTATTAGAATCTGCTGCTATCCGTTATATAGGCGGAGAGGATTTGGACGGGACTTTATATGTGGGGCTTAACATGGGCAACGATGTGGTGCATTCCAGACTCGTGGCAGCTGCTTACAGTGTGCCTGGTGTGGAGGACGTAACCGTTGAACTCTCCTTAAATGGAAGCTCTTGGGTTACAACGAATATATCCGTCGATCCCGAGGAGGTTTCGCAAACCACATATTCGCACGTAACGGTGGTGCATGCATGATAACCGGACAAGACCTAATCAATAGGCTAACTGATTATTTTGCCAAGGATCCCAACTCAAATATTGGTAAGCTTATGGGGATATTCGCAGAACAGTTTGCCGAACTGGAAGAGACGCAGGAACGAATGCGGGATTGGCGATCCATTGATTCAGCAGAAGGTGTGACATTAGATAGGATCGGAACCAATGTAGTCCAGCCGCGGGGGCCAGCGAATGATGAAGTGTACCGGATATTAATCAAATCGAAGATTGCACGTAACCTATCCACCGGTGATATCAACACGATTATTCGTGTGCTGTCAGTTGCTTTGGACGCAGACCCATCAGCGATCACGATCCACGAGACTTACAACGATTTGATTGATCCAGAGCCTGCAGGTATATCCATCATCCAAGTGCCTTTAGATCAAATCAACCTTGCCGGCATGAGCCCAAGCCAGTTCGCTAGAATTGTGCAACGGACCGTTGCCGCTGGAGTTCGGGTGGGCGTGATCGAGCTTACAGGGACTTTCGAGATCGGTTCGATTGTTGATGATTTTGACGTAGATAAAGGATTTTCGGATGTGGATGGAATCGATGGCGGTTTGCTGGGTTATGCGCTCGTGCCGGAAGACGATCCGGATTTACCGATATGATAAGGGGTGATTGTAGTGGGATTTATTAAAGTACCGCCGAAGTGGGAAGCTCCAGGGGTCGAACCTCCTACAATAAAACAAACGGATGGGTGGATACCTGGAGACAAGCCGCCAGCTGATTATTTGAATTGGCTGCATAACCGAACGTATGAATCGTTGGTGGAGTTACAAGCCCATGCGCACACAGGCGCTTCAGGTGATGCCCCACAGATCGGCACAAGCGGTATAGCATCTAAAGCCGTGACAGCTGCTGAAATAGCCGACAATACGATTACAAGTGGACAATTAGGCGCAGGAGCTGCTTCGGATACAGTTATAGGCAGCCGTACAGCCACAGACAGCGTAACCCCATCGTTTACGGGTCAG